CTGATAAGGCATCAGATATTCTAGCTTTATCAACTTTATTGAATTACTTTATTTTTCATTCTGCAGATATAAATACTTTTAATAGAAAACTTAGAGGTGTTATTGAAAGAGATTATTTAAAAACAAAACCATCTGTAAGTGAAGAAATTGAAATGATTAAAAAGCGACAAGAGATAAAACCAAAACAAAATGTAAAAGGTAATAGACCTTTTGGTTCAGCAGAAAAGTTGTTGAATAAAGTTAAATTGGATCGAGCCATTCAAGAAAACCTATCTAGATAATTTTTTCTTTAATTATTTTAATGACCTCTAAGCAATCTTTTTGATTCCTAGGCATAAAAAGGTCGGCTTTTATGTTTTTGTCCATTAAATACCTCTTAAAAAGCTTCCAGCGTATAGGAAAAGCCTCGTTTGGATTACCTTTACATTCTATAATAAATCTAGGGGGCTCTTGAGCATCTAAAAAATCTGGTGTATATTTGATTGGTAGTATGTTTTTATTACCCCTATCATGTAAATGTTTTTTTACACGAGTTTTTTCATAGCTCGCATTCTCAAAACTAAAACCATCAACTAATGAAAATGTTTTTCCCTCGTACAAAGTTTTTATTTTGGCTTTTTCTAGTTCTTTGTACATATACAATTCTAGCTTGGAAGCAAATTTATGTTGTTTGTATGATACTTTGGTACTTCTGGTAATCTGTCTGTTTTTTGATTTTCTTCTCCTCATAGTTTTACTCTTTCGTATGGAGATTTATCTTCATCCATCCATTTGTTACAAGTTTCAGCAACTATTTTGTAATAAAAATCTGGGCTTGTTTTAGATTTTTTATGATCAACAATACACATATCTGGTCTGTTATCATATATTTTACACTTGTTGTTATCTAATAGATTTTCACACCGACCTGTTTCATCAGCTTTTAATCCGTTTTTTTGTAAAATATCTTTGGTAACTAAATTTAATCTTCTACAACAAGCACCACAAGACGTGCAAGGAAATTTACTCATCTATATCTACTACATACATAAGGTTATTGTAGCCTATGTCTTTGAATAGAAGTTCTGCTTCATTTTCAGTTTTAGCAAAAACACAATCATTTTCCACAACGCGCTCAATACCTTTGGTTGTTTTTATTTCTCCTGTACAAGGTACATATTTTTTATAGCTACCTATACTATTCCAGTATAAAATTTCTCGTAGCTCTTGAAAAAATGTAAAAGAATTGAAAAGATAATCCATTGCTTCGTTATCAGAAAGGCCATATATCTCTTTAAGTTTTTTAATTTTACTTGATTTATATAGCTTAAAAAAAACTTCTCTAGGTTTTTTACTCAAAAAAACAAACATGTGATTATTTTCTAGAAGGTGGTAAAAATTATTTTCTTCTAAATAAGTAACTATCAACACCTCTTGCTCTAATGTTGGAACTTCGTTGTAAAATATCTTATGATTGTACATAAAGCTAATTTACAAAAGATACTAAAGCGCTCTATCTATACCATATGAATGACATGCCGAAAAATAAAAGGAAAATCTGGATCATGTGTTGTTCTTCATCTTCCTGTGTATCAACCCAGTCAGGCCATTCATCCATTTCGCTGTTCCAGTAATTAACTCCAACCGTTAATCCATATATGGGAAAGAAAACAACTTCAAATCCTAGCATAATTAAAATAAATGTGTGATTCTTGCAATTTGCCCATGCTCTTTAGCATGCACAAAACCTTCAACGGCTTTCGGTACGTGTTGATAACCATTTCTGTGATGCCAGGAATCTGTACCAGAAGGAGATCGTAAAGCTTCGACAGTAACTCCGATAAAATCTTTGGACATCTTATGGTGAATGTGATGTATATAAACATATCTGTTTTTTGCATCCCCCCAATCATTTTTTGCTTCTTGAGCCATTAGTAATGGTAAATCTTGTGCTTTTGCACCATCACCATGAGTAGTTCCGATGAGGTTTTTCCCGTATGAAAAATACTTTCTATGTGATATTGATGTATCGAAAGTTATGTTTGGACATTTTATAAACCATGTTTTTATAACATCTGCTAGAAAAAATCCATTCGT